GAAGAGCTCCGTCATTTTTTTAGCGACAACAATTTGGTTAAACGACTCGAGATGATATCGACTGACGAATTACCCGAGGATGATTTGTACGAGACCGTCGACAAGATCGGCAAACTCAAACACGAATTACTTTATGAACTTGAGCGACCTCTCGAGTTGCGAACCGATCCCGACAAGTTGGCCGACGCAATGATGTTGCGCTATCAATTCAAGTCGTTCAATCGCGACGACTTAAAATTGATGATGGAAATGTCAGAGTATTGGTTTAAGTACAAAGTCGACGACGACGGCAACGCGACAAGCACGCCGCTTGATTGGTCGCATATCATCAAATCCGATGCCAGTTGACGCTAAAGAATGGACGCTTTCGGGACTCTCCGTCGAGTTGCGAATGGATCACCGCGGACTCTCAAAAAAAATCGAAGATGTCAAACCGTGCCGCGAAAACAAGCGGTCAAAGTTCTACCGCATGGCGGACGTCGTGCGCGCACTTGTGGACGGCAACAAGGCAGCGCAACCGTTCGAGGAATCACGCGCCCGCAAAATGGCGGCGGATGCCGACCTCGCCGAAATTCGGGCGGCACAAGCGGCGCGAGACGTCATCGAAGTCGAAACCGTCTTGAGAGTTTGGGAACAAGTCGTGGTCGCCTTGCGTCAAAAAGTGATGCACGCCGAGTCACTTGATGAGTCGGAGCGGCGTGAGATGTTGGAAGATTTACAGAAAATCGAAATTGATGAATATTTTGAAACCGCAACAAGCGTCGAGGATGGTCAAGGCGACGTTGAATCTGCTTGACCCCCCGCCCGACCTCAACGTTTGGGAATGGGCCGAGGAATATCGTCGCCTTGGCAAAGACGTGACCGCGAAGCCGGGACGGTACAAGACGGCAACCGCTCCGTACCAAGTCGAACCGCAAGAGTCGTTCACCGACCCGGAAGTGCAAACAACCGTTTTGTGTTGGGCGTCTCGACTCGGCAAAACCGAACTTATCAACAACTTGCAAGGCTACATCATCGACGTCGATCCGTCTGGCATCTTGGTTGTTTATCCGACTCTTGACTCGGCAAAGAAATGGTCAAAAGAGTTTTTCACGCCGATGATAAAAGCGACGCCAAAGTTGCACGGCAAGATTGCCGAACCGCGATCGAGAGATGCGAACAACACAATTTTGGCCAAGCAATTTCCCGGCGGCAAAATCAGCGGCATCGGCTCAAACTCGCCGACCGGATTTCGTCAGATACAAGCGCGCGTTGTTTTGTGTGATGAAATCGACGCTTACGAGAATGGCGCGGAAGGCGATCCGATTTCGTTGGCATTCAGGCGGTCGGACAACTACTCGAACTCGATCCAAGTTTTATCGTCAACGCCAACGTTGCGAGGCGTCAGTCGGATCGAGGCTTGGCTCGAGCGAAGCGACAAACGCAATTGGTTTTGTCCGTGTCCGTCGTGCGGTCATTACCAAGTTTTGACTTGGGGCCAAGTTAAATGGGAAAAAGATCAACCCGAGACCGCTCAATATGAATGCGAACAATGCCGCGAGCGATTTGACGACTCCGGGCGGATCGAGATGATACGAGCGGGCGAATGGAGACCGACGGCGGAGTTTACCGGCGTTCGCGGTTATTGGTTGAGCGGACTCAACACGACGTTTCCGCCCAAGCGCGGTTTTGTTGGCCGGTTGCATCAATTCGCCGTCGAGTTTTTAGACGCCAAACGCGGAGGCGTCGAAATGCTTAAATCGTGGACAAACACGTTTCTCGCCGAGTCTTGGGAGGAAGAAACCGACCGCGTCGAGATTTCCCCTCTCGTCAACCGGCTCGAACCGTATGCCGCGCAAGTGCCAAGCGGCGTTGCGGTACTCGTTGCCGCCGTTGACGTCCAAGGCGACCGCCTCGAGTGTCAGGTGACCGGATTCGGTAAAGACGACGAAGCGTGGGCAATCGATTACCACAAAATATTCGGATCGCCGGACTCGCCCGACACTTGGGCCGCGCTCGATGAGGTCTTGTCCGCGAGTTATGAACACGAATCCGGCGCAATCCTCAAAATCCGGCGCGCGTTTATTGACTCGGGATTTCGTGAACAGTCGGTGTATCGATTCGTCCGCGACAAACAGTCTCGAGGCGTGTTTGCAATCAAAGGCTCGAGCGAACAGAGCGCGCCACTTTGGAAACCTCCGCGTCGCATCAAAGGTCACGGCGTTGGCATTATTGGAATAGGCGGCAACGTTGCCAAAGACATACTTTTCGGTCGCCTAAAAATCACCGACGTCGGGCCTCGATATTTGCATTTTCCAGAGAATCGCGGATTTGATGAAACATATTTTGCCATGTTTCGAGCCGAGGAAAAGCGCACGAAGTACGTCCGCGGGTTTCCCGTTTACGAGTACAAAAAAGTCGCTGAACGCAACGAGGCAATCGACTTGTGGGCGTACTCAATCGCCGCCGTCGAGTCGATGCGCCTTAACCTCGAGCGCGAGCGGGTCAAACTCGATCCGAAACCCGAACCGGTCAAAGATTCGCGCGACTATTTGCTGCAACCGGCAAAGCCAAAAGCGCAACCCGTAAAGAACCGACCGCGTCGACAAGGCGGTTTTGCTCAATCTTGGCGATAAAAAAACACGTTGTTTTTTGCTTGTGCAACAAAACCCAACAAGCTAGGTTTTGTCCATGCGGTTTAAAAAACCGCGATAAACAAGTAAAAACAACAACGAAATGAACAAAATCACATTCACAAAAAACGAATTGGCCGCGGTTAAATGCTGTTTGAATTACGATTCATCTGACGACATTGACGATGATCGCATTGGCCAACTCTCGGACAATTACTCAAACGGCGGGCCGGAAGAATTCAAAAAGTTGCTTGGTTGGAACGATCACCAAGTTGCGGGATTGATTAGCTCAATGGAACAAAAAGGCATCGGGTATTGTGACACCGACGACATGGCAGAGGGTCAAACGGGGCCGCTTTTTTGGTTGTCCGAGGATGCAATAAACGCATATTTCGATTTAAAGAAAGAACAGCAAGCAAAGGCCAAGCCGGTCGTCGATGATTCTGCCGATGTTTACGACCATTGTGACACCAATGGCGTTGCCGGTTACAACACGGGAGGTGTATCGTGAACGGTCATATTTGTTCAGAATGTTTTCAGCCAAGCGACAACTTGCGTGACATTAATGAGGTTTTAGTCGGGCGCGTTCGCGAGTGGGTTGTAAGTGGTAAATATAAACTCGGCGAGTATGCCGAGGCGTGCGGCAATTCGTCTCCAAAAGGCTTTGTTGCAACTTGGGACGGTTCGGAGGGCGTGCATTTTATTTGCAAAAAATGCAATTGTTTGGCTCGCGACGCTTATGATGAATGCGTGTCGGCGTGGAATGATTTTCAATGGGAATTGGAAAACGACCCGACCGGCCAAACCCAAGAGTTGTTCGGGCGATGATTAAACAAATCACTTGCCCGCATTGCGGCAAAGACGTCCAAGTCGCCTCGCTACTAGGTGCGAAAACGTCAAAAGCCAAAGCGGAAGCAAGTCGGGAGAACGGTGCAAAACCGCCCCGCCCCGGTTCGCGCCCTCGAGGCCGACCTCGAAAACAAAACGATTAAAAGTCGACCGCCGGATCAACCCGGCGGTTTTTTTGTCGCTACCATTGGGCAAAAATTAAATGGCGGCATCGACTCCGACGAAAGAACCGGAAACGCTGGTTGCCGGTGATACATGGAAGTGGGAACGGAGTTTGTCGGATTATCCGGCGAGTGACTCTTGGTCGTTGACCTACTACCTCCGAAAATCCGGCTCGAGCGCAATCACAATCACCTCAAGCGCGAACGTTGACGCGCATCTTGTGACCGTTGCCGCCGCGACGACTGCAAGCTACACGCCCGGAACTTGGGATTTTCGCGGCTATGTCACGAAGTCCGGCGAGCGTTACGAGGTGTTCAACGGCATTCTCGAGGTCGAAACCAATCCGGCGACCGCCGCCTCGAGTTACGATCCGAGAACTCACGCCGAAAAAGTCATCGACGCGATCGAGGCGGTTCTCGAATCCCGCGCAACAAAAGAGATTCTCAATTTTAGCGTTGAGGGCAATTCGCTTTCCTCGATACCTCACGCCGATTTGCTTGCGCTTCGATCACGCTACCGGATTGAGGTTGAGCGCGAAAAAGCCGCGGAGCGACTCAAGATGGGACGCGGCTCCGGGCGTCGAATCCTCACAAGATTTCAATGAAACAATTTTTGACGCGATTGGCCAATCGTTTCGGATTTGAGCCGAAAATTGCAAAGCGGAGTTTTGCCGCGGCCAAGGTCAACCGTTTGACAAACGATTGGGCGACCGCAATCACTAGCGGCGACGCTGAAATCAAAGGCGACCTCAAGACACTCCGAGCGCGATCGCGGGAACTTGAGCGAAACAACGACTACGCACGCCGCTATTTTAAGGCGATCGAAAACAACGTGCTTGGGTCAAACGGAATCGGCTTGCAAATGAAAAGCCGCGATTTCAGCGGCAACCTCGACCAGCAAGCAAACAGCAAGATCGAGCAAGCGTTTGGTGATTGGGGTTCAAAATACAATTGTTGCGTCGACGGTTGCACCACTTGGATCGACGTCCAACGTCTCGCGCTCCGATCAATGGCGCGCGACGGATCGGTTTTGATCCTCTC